GTCTTGCAGATACCCTGATGAACAATTGGCAGATTCCTGTCGGTTTGGCGGCTGTTTACGGTGCTTATAAATTGTTGGGCGAAGGTGGAGGTGGTGGCAACCCTCCTGATGGTGGCCCTCCTTCTCCCCCGCCGCCTAAGAAGACTATGCGTGATCGTATGCTTCTTGGTGAAGTTAAGGAGCCCACGCTTGATCCGTTTGAAATTCCTGAGGCTGGTAAGCCTGCCGCGCCGACCACTGAGGCTCCTCCAAAGCCCATGTTGTCTGAGCGTGAGATGCAAATAATTCGCGATAGCGAAAGAAATAAAGAGGCTAACAGAGCGGCGGCTGCGGCAAAAGCGGCTGCGGCTAGTCAAGCTAGTGTGCCTCAGGCGACTGCGGAAAAATTGCCTTCAATTCCTGACACTGCATCTGCCGGACCGGCTGCATGGAATTATGAAACGGCATCTAAATTGGCAACAACTCCAACAGTTGTTACGTCTGCCGCACCTGCCGCACCTGCCGCCCCTACGGTTGAAGCACCGCCCCCTAGCACTACTCCCGAAGAGACTACAAAGCCTGCTCCCAAAAAACGTGGTCCTAAAACCAAAGAAGAAAAGTTGGCTATACAGGCAGCCATTCCACCATCGGAAGTCGGCCTGACTAAGCAACAACTAGGTTTGAAAAGGTACTTAGAGTCGTTTTATGGTGGCGGGGAAGTTGGTGCAAAAACGTATCAACAAGTCAAAGACATTCTCGGTTATACCCCCGCATTCCCTGAAGGAAAAGGCGGCGGTCTTCAACCTGAAGAAAATAAAATCATCCGTGATTTCCGTAAGGAAAATATACAAGGACCTAAGGTCAACTTGACTAATGACATGAAGAAGGTCCTTAAGTCTGGTGGCACTTTGGCTGCTTTATCTGCTATCCCTGGGTTTGCTGAAGCTGCACAGAATAAAGACTTGGGGAAAATGGCAGACATCATTTCTGACTTCTTTGTCCTACCTTTTGCACAGTCTAGCGAGGCTGGTATGCCAAAAGCGCAGGAAGAAAGTATCATTGAATCCAAGTTCAGGGAAGCCAGAAAACTTGGCAGTCCTTATCGCGGCATAGCACCACCGGGGCAATGATGGAAGAAGTCACACACAAGCAAATCTATGAACGTCTAGTTGCTGTCGAGAAAAAGGTAGACGCAATAGATGAGAACACAAAAGGCATGGTGGCTGCTTTTGATGCGGCTGCGGGTGCTTTTGTTGTTCTAGATTTTCTTGGCAAGTTGGCAAAACCTATTTTGTTTATAGGCGGTGCAGCAACTGCCTTGGCTATCTTTTGGCAAGACTTTTGGAAGAAGTGATGTGTGGACCCGGTTACGGCCTTTGCAATGGTTTCGAGTGCTGTTTCAGGCGTTCGGAAACTTTGTGCTTTGGTCAAGGAGGCACAGGCGGCTGGCAGAGAAGTAGCCGACCTAACTAGCCAAGTCACTAGTCACGTTGGAAAGGTTCTTGAGCATACTCAGGAGCTAAAAAAAGCAGAACTTGAAGTTAAGAAAAACCCACCTAAGGGCAAATCTCTTCAAGTTCTTGCTTTTGAGGAGGTGGCTAGAAAGTTGGAGTTGAAGCGCCAGTACGAAGAGTTGCGGAACATGGTTATCTATGAACTGGGACTCCCTGGCGGGTTTTGGGCAGACTTTGAAAAAACATTGTATAGATTAGAACAGGAGCATGAAAGAGACTTAGAACTAGCCGAGCAAATGCAAAGGGAACTGGAATGGCAACGCAGGGTCAAGCTAGATCAAATGCAAGAGGTGGCGTTGGAGGTGGTAATCGTTTTAGTAATGGCGGCTTATCTGGTGGCGTTGGTTTGGTCGGTTCTGCTTCATCAGAAGAGCCAATTGGATATTTGGTTGGTATGACAATCATGACTTTTTTGTTTGCGATCATGTTGCCTGTAATGATGTTCATGTACATTGATATGAAAACCATCAAGCGTGAGAACGAAATCATCAAGGCTAAGATTGGCAAATACACAGTACTTATTAATAAGTGCAGTAAGGATTAAAAATGGAATGGTTAAAACAGATTGCTCCAACAGCGGCAACATTGCTAGGTGGCCCTTTGGCTGGGATGGCTGTTGACGCGATTGGGAAAGCAATCGGGCTGTCTGATGCCACTAAAGATCAAGTCAAGGATGCCTTGTCATCGGGCACGTTGAATGCTGAACAGATGGCTGCTATCAAACAGGCAGAGGCCGATTTAGTTCTTAAGGTCAAACAGCTTGATATTGACATGGAAAAAGTCCATGCCGGGGACCGGGCATCAGCGCGAGAAATGGCTGTTAAAACTGGTGACACTTGGACACCGCGCATCATTGCCGGGATTGTGTTTGTTGTGTGGGGCGCAGTCAATTGGAAACTCTTTAATGGAACGATCAGTGGAGATATGCGAGAACTTGTGGCTCGTGCTTTAGGAACTCTGGATGCAACCTTAATGGCTGTGATCTATTATTATTTTGGATCGTCTGCTGGTAGCAAAGACAAAACTGATGCGATTGCGAGCAAAAAATGAACTTGACTGAACATTTCACCCTTGAAGAACTTACACACACCGATCACCGGGAACTGGACAACACGCCCAATGATGCTGAACTTGCAAACCTTAAACGACTTGCCGAATTTTTGGAAGAAGTCAAAACAGTGTTGGGCGGCAAACCTGTCATGGTCAACAGTGCTTTTCGATCAAAAGCTGTCAATGATGCTGTGGGGAGTAAAGACACTAGCCAGCATCGTGTCGGCTGTGCTGCTGACATTCGGGTTCCGGGCATGACCCCGAATGAAGTGGTCAAGGCAATCATTTCTGCACAGTTGCCATATGACCAAGTAATTCGTGAGTTTGATCGATGGACTCACGTTTCTGTGCCGAACAATATGCTCGATAAACCTCGTAGGCAAGCTCTAATTATCGACAAGCAAGGTACTCGACTTTATTCTTGATCCCCTCGAAAAAAAGCCCCCGGGGGAGGGGGCCAAGAGGAGAACTAACAACTGCGTAAAACCCGCTGAGAACGCCCGGAACTAGCCCTGCGTCTCTCACCGGAGTCCTCAATATAGCCCTTCTTTATCAGTGGGGCAATCCTTGGAGTAATGCTATTCAACTTTACTCCAGGTATCAATTTCTCGATTTCCTCTGCGGTAAGTCCATTGGGGGCGGCCTTTATCGCCTCGTAGACCAGTTTCTCTAGCCTCTGCACGGGTACGGACTCAGCGGCCTCTTTGGAGGTGTCTGGGTCTGTTTTACGGAACAGGGCTTTGAATTTTTCCAGTGACGGGAAATACGCATCCAATTTCATATCAATCCTTGAGTTGGTGGGCGGGTCACATAAAGCAGTGTCGGCATGAACAACACTTAGAAAGTGGCCTCGGCGCTAACCCGATTTCCCGCCCGTATTTAGTTTAACGGCAACCGCAAGACATTTTGCCGTTGAAGGTACTCACGCAATCGTACCGAGTGCCTGGGGGGCAAGCGGCGGCAGCAATGCCAGAGATGGTGAACAATGCAATAGCGATCAGTTTTTTCATGGTTTTCTCCTGTTAAAACGGTACATCATCTTTCATGTCATCAAACCCACTGGATCGAGTTTTCTCTTCAGCAGGTTGACTTTGGAGCGCCTTCTCAAGTACCGCGCGATTGAAAAGGTCATTCCCAAAGAAGAATTTGAAGTATTTGCCATCTTCCTGTTTTTTTGCAGGGTAGCTAATAAATTTGCCGGTGGGGCCATCCTTGATTTGGCAACTACGGATGGTCATAAACGGTTCTTTGCCTGGAACACTTGCCACCTTGATGTTGAAGGACGGGTACTTGCCGTTTGTCCATTCAGTTTTGATTTCCATTTCAGTTTCCTTTTGCTTTCTTGATTGCACTCCGGGTGGGTGCTGTTAATTGGCCCCAAAGCCACGTTTGTTGATCGGACTCCAAAGCCGCCTCTTGAACCAGTTTGTATGCTCCAACAGCGTTTCCGTTACCGACCAATTCCTCGCAAGATGCCGCCATCTCACGCAAGAACTCTTTCTCATCTTCAGGCAGATCATCCCCCGTGTTACCTTTTGGAGTGACGATAGGGGCATCACCCTTGCGTCCTGTAGTCGCATCAAGGGCATCATGCTCTACGATCTCGAGCGCAGCTACCCATAAATACCGGCGTAAATACGTCTGCACTGCGCCCAGGTTTTGCACTGGGTGACAACCCTTGAGTGCCGCCTCGGACATTGGCGACTCAATGACAATAACCTCATCTGGTTTATCAGTATTGAAGATACGCATATCTGCCGTTTCTTTGCCAAAACTGATGATTGATGTCAAACCCACCTCTTTAAATATTTGCATTGCCGGGATGATGAAATCCCCAAGTTCAAAGTACTGATAGCCAGCAAACTTATTGAGTCCTGACTTTTTGAGCTTCTGTTGGTGAAACAGTTCTCGTGCTTGATTGAGTTTTTGATATACATTCATTTAGATTGCCTCTTTAATTACAGAATCAAATTTTTCTTTAGTTATTGCATATGTTTCAGGCAACTGGTGTTTTGCCTCTTTATGCTGACTAACAGCGACAGAATCATCTTTCAGGGCATAACAAACCGTGTTGTGGAATTGTCCCAATTCATACACGGACTCATATATGCCCAAAGCATTTTCTGTTGACCATTGCCAATCATCAAGCAGCCTGCAAACCTCGTCCATTTCTTTTTGGACACGCTTCCCAATGATGGTGTTTTTCTTTGGTTTGATTAGCCAATAACCTTCATAGCTTGTTGGCAGAATGAATCCAGATCGAACAGTTTTTTCTTTGTAGATCAACCCCAAACCTTGTCGTTCAATCCTGACCACTGCATCTGCTTTCTCTTTTTCAAGAAGTTCGCGTTTTGCTTTCAATGCCGTTTCTTTTGCGGCTTTGAATTTGGTAACCGCAAAGCCAGCAAAGTCACCTGGAAGCAAATAATGTTTTCTCATTCCATTCTCGCTTTCAACATTGCATCTGCGTACTTGTATGAAATATTTGCCAATCTGTCTGCAAACTCTGCCCCAATAACTTCTGAAGATGTGACTACCTTCATTAGTTCTGGGTTTGTAAGGTTTGCCTGCATAGCTTTTGCCGCAAAGTAGTCGCGCAGGGTCATGCCTTGTTGGGGGTCAACCACAACATCTTCTTCACCCGTCATGTAATTGTTACCCCGGCTTGCGGGGCGAGGAAATGCAAATCCACCGTTGTTCATTTGGTCAACCTTTCATATTCATCAATTTCATTTTGAATCAAGAGGTTTTGATCTTCTTCATACAGATCACTGAATAACACAAAGTGGTTTTCTTGGCAGCAGTGCCACTTTTCGCCTTTAGGCATAGCGCAATAGCAGCAGTACAACTCATCTGATTGTTTCAACTCCTCACGGATGTTGTCTGCAAATGTCTTTAGCTTCATATCATGTTCCCATTCTTGTTCACGTTGGACTGTTTCATAGAATTGTTGCTGGCTCATTGTTTATCCCCGAAAGGATCACCAAATGAGCTACCTACTCCGGTATTCTGGTTGTACAGTTCGTCACCCATGTACTGGACTATGTTGGACTCATCATCAATCCACAGGTCCCCAGACTTGTAATAAGTCTTGCCGTCATCACGGGTGATGGTGCTGGCGGTTTGCGTGTATGAGTTGCCCGAGAAAAGATTAAGAAGCCATTTCATTTTTTTCCTCCATTTCACGTTTCATAACCGACAACAATGCTTTGACCGTAGAAATCGAAACACTGGACTTGCGGTATTTTTCGAACACAGAATCATCACGACCTATGTACTTTATAGACAGTTGACAGTACTCGTCACGGGCTAGTTCCAGGTTGTCAATGAGGTCCTGAATTTCTTGGGTGTTTTTAAAATACATTGTCATCACTCCTGTAGTTGGCCTTAATCAAACGCTCGATGTCTTGTCGGGCATACTTGTCCAACTTCTTCTCGAGCCAAGGGGCGGGGCGACCTTTGCGGTCAAGGATTTCATACGACATATCGGTGTAGCCGTAGTAATCGTCACTACTAGCTGCGTGGAAGGAATACGATCCTTCAGCTTGGTAGTAGGAAGTGACACCCACTAAGCAGGGGATGCCTGATACCCTGGTGGGTAACTCTGCAATGTAATCTTTCATCTGTTTCACCTTTCATGCGCCTTGATTGGCGTAAGTGAATTCTCAGGGATTCCTGAACCCATGTCAAACCCCGGCACAGTAAACCTTAGTTAAGTATAGGGTTATTGTCAGATGGCTCAATACATAGTACAGTCGCGTAGATTAGGAGATTTCCATGACTGTCGATGAACTGCAAAAGATTGCTTCCCTGTACCGTGTAGCCAAGATTCTGGGCGTGACTGCGGTGTCTTGCTACAAGTGGAAGAAGACAGGTCGTATCCCTGCTCTGCGTCTGTACCAACTTAAAGAGAAACGTCCTGAGTGGTTTGCAGACAGTCCGAAACGGTGATATAGTTTTTTGAAACCCGGCTAGATCAGGATTGATCCCCTGATTGAAAAGCGTACCTCCCGCCTGCCGTAGGTTTCTCTCTGGAGGGAAGCGAGGAAGTGCAATGCACTATTACCAGTTCCACATTGGTGACTATGCAAGTCACACGCGACATTTGTCGCACCTAGAAGACTTGGCCTACAGGCGGCTGTTGGACTTCTACTACCTGCATGAAAATCCCATCAAAACCCACGAAATAGCCCGTCAGATTGGCATGAAAGATTATGAGCAGGATGTGTTGACAGTACTGAATGAGTTCTTCATGTCCACACCTGATGGGTTTGTTAACACTAGGGCAGACAAGGAAATTGAGAACTTTAAGGCTATGTCTGAGGGTGGTAAGCGTGGGGCGGCTATAAGGTGGTCAAAGGGTAGTCATAGCCACCCTATCGACCCCCTAATAGCAACCAATAACCATAAACCAATAACCAAGAACCAGATACAAACACCTGAAGGTGTTGATGATCTTGTTTGGAAAGACTACGTTGAGTTTCGCAAGAAGCGCAAGGCTCCGATCACAGAGCGGGTCATCGAGGGTTTGGTCAAAGAAGCCAAGATTGCCAAGATGTCGTTGAATGACGTTATCAAGGAATGTGTGGTTCGCGGCTGGCAGTCTTTTAAGGCTGAATGGGTAGCTGGCAAGCAAAATCCTGCCGACCGGGTCCATGTCACTGTTCCAAGCACTCAGGAACGTGATCCAGCCCTTGTCAAACTAGACCAAGACAGACAACTGACAAAACCTCCATCCCTGGAGACATTAGCCCGTATGGCAGCACTAAGGAGACAAGCATGACTGATTGGCCCTTTCCACCCTTCCCATTGCCCCCCTATAGGGATCCCAAAGGCCCCCGATACCCATCTGATGCAGAGGAGGCCCCGATATGAATGAAGCAACTGAGGGTTTATTGACCTTGTTAACCTTGATTTGGGTTTCTGCTGGTTTTTTTTGTGCAATCGTTTTTCTTTTACTTGTTGACAATGAACCTTGAACAAGCACACCAAATCCTTGACCGACACCGAGAAGGTAGCCATGCCTACTCCATGCTCACCATCACCCGAGCCCTTTTCCTTACAGGAGATTTACCAGACGAATCTCCAGCACTTGGTGAGGATGGCGAAGATACCTGGGGCGAAGAGTCATGCATGGATGAGAGCCAAGCAATTGGATTCTGACCCTTCAGGACTATTCGCTGGAATTGCACAAGCATTGATTAATGAAATGAACAGGGGAGAACATGAATGAGTTGGCTCTTTTCGCAGGCGCTGGTGGAGGAATACTTGGCGGCAAACTCCTTGGATGGAGAACTGTCTGTGCAGTCGAGTGGGAGCCTTATCCAGCAAGCGTACTGTGCGCCAGACAAAATGACAAAATTCTCGAAACTTTCCCGATTTGGGATGACGTTCAGACCTTTGACGGACATCCCTGGCGAGGAATTGTCGATGTCATCAGTGGTGGATTTCCATGTCAGGACATTAGTGCGGCAGGAAAAGGTGATGGACTTGACGGAGAAAGATCGGGAATGTGGAAACACATGGCGCGGTTGGTTGGCGAAGTTCGACCCAGATTCGTGTTCGTGGAAAACTCCCCAATGCTCACTACTAGAGGAGGAACAAGAGTCATTGCAGACCTTGCCGCGCTGGGGTATGACTGTCGATGGACTGTTATGGGAGCAGCCGATGTTGGAGCCAATCACCAACGAGACAGAATGTGGATCGTTGCCAAACGGAGAAACATTCTTTCACACGCCCAACACAACAGGAATGGATGGCGGGAGCAACAGTCGCAAAGCACTCAGGAAGCGTCAAGAAATGTGGCCAACCCCGGCAACCAAGGGTTATGGTCATGCAGCCGAGGGGATGGTAGGGAACTTGATAACCAAAATCGAGGATGGAGTGATAACCAAGGAGGAAGCAGAGCAGATGTTGAGTCTGCCCAAATTGGAGAATCACCGGACTTGGAAAAAGAAAATGCAACATTGGCCTTCTCCAAAAGCCAGAGATTGGAAAGATGGAACGACACAAGGAACACAGAACAGGGACAGTCCAGACTTAGGCAAATTGGTTGGTCAGTCGAAGGAAACTGGCGCTCTGAACCCAACGTGGGTCGAGTGGCTCATGGGGTGGCCGCTAGGGTGGACAGACTTAAAGCCATTGGCAACGGACAAGTCCCATTGTGCGCCGCAGAAGCATGGAGATTGCTAAATGCTCATAGTTGGAATTGATCCGGGTTTCAGTGGAGCTTGGGGCATGATTGACCACCACGGCAAGTACTGGTCATGTGGCGATATGCACAACAACAAATCCGTCATCGATACCCGTGCCGTCTATGCCGAAATGCTCCAAGCTAGGGATGGTCAGGACTGCGAAGTGGTCATTGAGTCGGTTCATGCCATGCCCGGACAGGGTGTTAGTAGCACCTTTAAGTTTGGAATGGCGTTTGGGGCGGCTTTAGCCCTTGCAGAACGGCTTGGAACCACTGTTCACATGGTATCCCCCCGGCAATGGAAAAAAACGCTCAAACTCGATTCTGACAAAGACAAGAGCTTGGAGTTGGCAAGAGAACTATGGCCCAACGCCCCGCTCAAGCGTAAGAAGGACAACGGCAGAGCAGAAGCATTGTTGATGGCACATTGGTGGCGACTCGAAAATGAGTGAGACACTGCCTAAGTGGATCGAGGAGCAAATCCGCGAACAGCAAGTCGCTATGGGTATGCGTAAGCAGTGGGGCGGCAAACGTCCGGGTGCTGGCAGACCAAAACAATATAACCGATTGACAATAGTAGTGAAGTTTAATAGGATTCAAAGACTGAACCTCGAGGAGATGGCAGACGGTGATGTCCAAAAGGCGGTTCAGATGTTGATTGACAAATATGTATAGGAACTGAAATGGAAAAGAAAAAACGACTCACTGTGCTTGTGTCTAAGGACATCGACAAGATCAGACAACGCATACTTGATGACACAGGCGTAAAAATGACCTATGTCCAAGTGTTTGATTTCCTCATCAACTTTTACTACAAGAATCAAAAGATTCAAACCACCTGGAGATAAACATGGATAGCTATCGTATTTTGGAATTGGATGTGTTGCGTTGGGCAGAAGCTAGGAAGATCATTCCCAACAGTACACCACTGGCACAAGCAATCAAGACCACAGAAGAGGTTGCAGAACTGCTTAAAGCACTGAGCAAAGGCAACCATGAAGAAGCAGTGGATGCGTATGGTGATGTGCTTGTGACTCTCATCATTGGGGCGGCGCTGCTCGATGTTGATCTAGTTGAATGCCTCGAGAAGGCATATAACGTCATCAAGAACCGCAAAGGCACGTTGACCAAAGACGGCATCTTTGTGAAGGAGTGATGATGGAAATCGATCCAAACAAAGCTATCGAATACATTGTCCTGAATGCTCCACTGTATGCCCAGGCCAAAGCTAATCGAGTGTTCATTGAAAACAATCTGCGTGTTGTTAAAGCTAGGTTGATGAATCAGGAAGACGGCACTCTGGGGGCCAAAGAAGCATTTGCATATGCACACCCTGAGTATGAGATGCAGGTCATTGGTTTGAAGCAAGCAGTGGAAGAAGAAGAGAAGTTGCGGTATATGCTCGAGGCGGCAAAGTTGCGTGTCGAGATATGGAAGACCAATGAGTTCACCAAGCGCACAGAGATGAAGAACCTATGAGAAGTGGCGAGTTCTGCAAGTACAAGGCGTGTGGCAAACTAACGAAACACGTTTCTGGATATTGCCATGCACACAAT